TAGTATGGCTCTTATCCAAAACGTGGTTATAAGCACAAATCTCAAGTATCATCTTGAAAAACAAATACCACTAAGTGAAAACATTTTTAGAACTTATAGCGATAGTTACTTTGAGTTGTTGGAAGAAGTTCGTACTTTGTATTATAACAACCAAATTGAATTATGTGATTCGGACGCTGAATTGGTGGAAAGTGATCTTGGTAAGAAAGAACTCTTCGAAGGTAGAGAAGTTTATTTGGATGCACCTATTGAAGTAGAAGAAGATCTACTAATGGAACTTAAGCATAGAGGACGTACTGTTAATTTAAGTAGACCATTTAGAACTCCAGGCGGTCCTAAAAAGTATGCTGTATATGTTAAATCCAAGAATGGCAAAGTTAAAAAAGTAACATTTGGAGATCCAAATATGAGAAGTAGAGCCGGTAACAAGGCTCGACGTAAGAGTTTTGCAGCTAGACACAGATGTAGTCAAAAGAAAGACAGAACAACGGCTGGATATTGGAGTTGTAGAAGTCACAGAATGAGATCGTTGGGTAATAAAGGTAAAGGTAAATACTGGTAATGAGCCTGCCGTTTATAGAAAAATCAGTAGGTAACAATCAGTATATAAGAGAATTTAGTTCTGATGTAGACACTCACGAACTGGAATGGCATATAGATCGTGAAGACAGAACAATTGAAGTTATAGAAAATAACAATTGGCACTTTCAATTAGATAATAATTTACCACAATTACTTAAAGAAACAATATTTATACCTAAGGAAACGTATCACCGTGTAATAAAAGGTACGGGTAATTTAAAAGTAAGAATAACAAAACATATATGAAACTTATAGATTTATTAACAGAAGCAAAGATGTATGAAGGTTTAGGACTACCAGCATCATCCATACAGTCATTGGATTCGTTTGTTGCGCAAGAGTTAGATGAAGCTGATATGTTGGGAGCAGGTACTTCAGAAATACCATCAGACGAATTACAAGGTTATTTGGATAGATCTGCTGGTCAGCCTGATGTTTACAAGAAAACGGGATTGCCTAAATTGGATAAAAAGGGTAGACAAAAGTATGTTACTACAAAAAATCCAACTGATAAATTTAAGTATCCATATGTACATCCAAAACTTGCAAGGGAAATACAAATCGTCGATCCATCTGGTCGTAGATTTGATTTAGACAAACTAAAAACTCACATTACAACACGTCCTGATAAAATTTTAAAACAAAATGAAAAAATTTCACATAGTGGTGGTGAAAGTACTCAGTTTTATAATATAGGATTGCCAGCTTTACAAGGTCTAGGATATGATGAAAAGAATCAAAAATTTGTTATCATAAATACATGTCCTGGTGCAGGCGCATGTAAAGTTTATTGTTATGCTAAAAAAGGCGGTTATGTACAATATATGCCTGTTAACACTTCACAAACGCGACAACTTAACTTTTTGTTGAACGATCCAGATGGTTATAAAAACATGTTAGCAAATGAAATTCGTGAAGCTGTAAATAAAAACAATAAGAAAAATGTAAAAACAGTAATTAGATGGCACGATTCAGGAGATTTCTTTAGTCCTGATTACTTGAACTTAGCATATAGTGTTGCAAAAATGTTTCCAACTGTAGACTTTTATGCTTATACTAAAATGGCAGATGTGGCTAAAGGTAATAAACCAATCAATTTTAAAATGAATTTTAGTGCGGGTGCAAAGCCTGAACAAGAAAAACAAGTTGATTTACAGACCACTAAACACTCAACAGTTGTTCCAAAACAAATGTTTGCTGATTTGGTTGATAGAGAAGAAGTTCCAGATCCAGACAAGCCAACTAAAACAATTAAAAAGTTGGTGTATAAATCTCCAGCCGCTATTAAGATCTTAAAGAAAAAATTAGCATTGAAGTATAACGTCGATGAAGATAGTGTTATTACCTACGACGAAATGATGAATATTCCTGTAGGCGATAAACCAAAATGGAATGTCATCGTTAAACCAGGCGACGGCGATGATAGTGCAAATAGAGCAGATGTTATAGGTACTTGGCTACTAATTCACTAATTTAGTTGTATTATCTCGACTTAGAGATATTTATAATTAATGAGTGATAATATAAAGAAGTATTTGTATCTGATGGTTAAAACCCATTCCGTGACCGGAATGAGATATCTTTGTAAGAGAGTTACTACTAGTGATTCCAAAGCTATTTCGTATAATGGATCAGGAAAATACTGGAAACGTCATTTAAAAGTTCACGGAAAACATATAAATACTGAAATAGTTGCTAAATATGAATTGGATAAAATAAATGAATTTAGTACTTTGTGCATTGAGTATAGCGTTAAACACAACATCGTTAACAGCGACAAATGGGCAAATTTAATTGAAGAAAACGGATTATCAGGAGCAGTAGTTGGTGAGAACAATCCTAGTAAAAATCCAGACGTTAATAGTAAAAGAAGTAAATCTTTAATAGGCAAATACGTAGGAGAATTTTCTAATTTTTATGGAAGAAAACACACTGAAGAAACAAAGGAAAAAATAAGCATTGCAAATCGTGGAGATAACAATGTAATGAGAAGAAATAAAATTGCTCTGGAAAAAATGATTTTTGCAAAAAATAAACCAGAAAATAAAGAAAAACAAAGATTAATTGCGATTGAGGTCAATAATAGACCGGAAGTAAAAGAAAAAATTAGAAAATCAAAATTGGGATTAAACAATCCATCCGCAGATAAAAATATTTATACTCTTAAACATAAATTTAACGGATATATTATTAATGGTACACGATTTGACTTAATTGAACAAATGAAAAAATTAAACAGTAATGACTCAAATATTAATATTTTGACAAGTGGGGATATTGGCTATTTTCTAAAGAAAGATAGAGTTGTAAAAAATGTGAAAGGATGGACTAAAATATGAGCGCTGGACTTGACCAAGATAGGGTAAGATGGCCCGGAAGTGGTAGCTCTGTTACCACTGGAAGCGTACCATTTGGTTATTATTTAGGCGAAACGTGTATTGGATTAGAAAGTACATTTGAAAACGACTGTAGTAGTAGCGCCATGTGGGCAGCAAAAAGACTTGGCTATCCGATTGTAGATATCGAAATGATCGATGTTAATTTCTACGCATGTTTTGAAGAATCAGTTCTAGAATATAATCGGGTAATCAACGAATTTAATATTGTAAATAATCTCGTTTCTTTACAGGGATTGCCACAGTCAAAATATGATAATTTAACTGGTCTAGGTATGAAGAGTACAGGATTACCGTTTGTAATACAATTAAGTAAACAATATGGTGCAGAAGCTCTTGTAGGCGGTGAATATGAAGTAAAAAGAAATTATATTAGTATAACAGGCAGTGCTTCCCCGGCACATACAAATCAAGTTTACGATCTAAACGTCTTGATTGGAAAAGATATTGAACATTTAACGGGATCACGAATTGAAGTTAAAAGAGTTTTCCATCAACGTCCACCAGCAATTGCCCGTATTTATGATCCATTTAGTATGACTGGTATGAGTTATAGTAACGTATTGAGTGAAATGGGATTTAGTGCATATAGTCCAGCAACTCAGTTCTTAATGACTCCTATATTCGAAGATTTGGAACGTGTGCAAGCTATTGAATTTAATGACATGGTTCGTAAAAGCGCTTATAGTTTTGAAATTCTTGGCAACAATAAGTTGAGAATATTCCCAATTCCAACCGATACTTTTAAACTTTATATTGACTATATCGTTGAAAGTGAACGTGATATTACAAATTTCTTCAGTGGATCTCGTTATGAATATATTAGCGATGCAAGCGATGTGCCATATGAATATTGTACATATTGCAAAATAAATCAACCGGGTAAACAATGGATTAAAAAGTATTTTCTAGCGTTATGTAAAGAAACACTTGGTCGTATTCTTCAAAAATATACTACCGTACCAATACCTGGCGGTGAAGTAACTCTTGATGGTGCGGAATTACGTGCCGAAGCTAAAGAAGAAAAGGATACACTGCTTGAAAAATTAAGAGATATGTTGGAGAAGACGCTACGTGTAAATCAATTGGAAAATAAAGGTAAAGAAAGCGACGAGATGCAAAAAATGTTATCTCGCGTACCTTTGCATATTTATATTGGATAATTTATGGCAGCACCAACCACACCACAATATCCAAAACAAAATCCATCTTTTCCTCAGTATTGGACAAATGGAAGAAAGGACGTTGGTATATATAACAACAACTATTCTCCCGGTAGATATTTTTCTCCAAGAGATATAAATTTATTGGGATCTGTTAACGCTGAATTGGTTGGAGATATCATTGAAAACGTCGTGCAGTTATTCAAAATTGCTACTTATGAAACTGTAGTTAATATCTACGGAGAAAGCAGTAGTGAAAAAGGCAAAATATTTTATCCAGGTATTAATATGTCCGCTTTGATTCAACGCGAAGATATATCCGCCGATGGATCACAAGGATATGGTCCAGATAGAAAACAAGACATTGTTTATAGATTCAGAGAACGTGACTGTATTATTACGAACTTTTTTCCAGAAATTGGAGATTTGGTACTTTATAATGAACGTTATTATGAAATCGATAATGTTGTACAAGAACAATTTTTAGGCGGTCATCCTGATAAGTCTTGGAGTTTAATTGTTAATACTCACTATACAAGACTAAGTAAACTAAATCTGGTAGAAAGACAAACATAATTTATGGCATGGGGACCAAATAATATAGCAAATCCAAACCAAGCTCCAAATCCAATTGAAAAAAATGCAAATCAATCGGATGTTAAAAATTATTATAATAGAGCTAATGCTGTTCGTCGAGATACAGATAAAGAGAAAAATGTAACCATCACTCTGCTAGACGTTGACACAGCTATCATGTCAACTCTGTCAGACCAGTTAAAATTACAAGTGTCTGATAACGGAGAGGTTGTTAGAGTACCAGTTATTTATGGAAGTCCAGAAAAATGGTTTGCTGTAAAAAAGTATGGTCATATCAGAGATAATCAGGGAAAAATATTATTACCCGCTTTTATGATTCGTAGAAAAAGCGTGGAGAATAATAAAGATTTAATGACTTTTAATCGTTATTTGAATTACGAAACTATAATGAATTATTCTCAAAAGAATAAATACGATAGATTTGATATATTGAATAAAGGAACATTTCCAAGCAAACCCACAAAACAAATATTCAGTGTAAGTCTACCAACTCACGTTATTGTAACATATGAATGTATGATTTGGACAGATTATGTGGATCAAAATAATAAATTGATCGAACAAATTAATTATGCCGCTAAAGATTATTGGGGGGATCGTGAAAGGTTTAAATTTAGAGCTAGAATTGATAGCTATAGTGTCGAACAAGAAGTAAATGACGGAGAAGATCGTAATGTTAAAACTACATTTGATCTAAACGTTAATGCCTATCTTCTCAATGAAAATTATAGTACAAGCATGAGTGGCATCAAAAATACTACTCAAAAATTGTTTACTGTTAGAAAAATAGTAACGCAAGAAAACGCAGTA